AAATTTGGGTTAAACATGCAATGGCTTCTATCCCAGTTGTTTAGCAACATGTTGACCCCAACTCCTCTATCAGTATCGATGTGCCAATCATAATAAGTGTTAGCCTCTAACTTAATAATCCCTGCTTTAAATGGGTGAACCTTGTATAAGTATTCCCACCAAGGGTCAATTACCCAGTCACTTTTTACTTCTAGGGCTTTAAAATTATAATAATTAATCCACGAATCCTTTGGTGCAGTAATTGCCCGAAGATGCATTATCTCTGAAACCTGCGACTCTTCGGGTATTTCAAAATAATAATTAGCAGTCTCCATAGTTATCCCCATACCCACCCTCACAAGTAATAGGTAAATCTTTACCCCACTTAGGCGGTATTGACATCTCTTTCATCATAAACTCTAGTGCTATATCTTTTTCTTCTTCAGATGCAACACAAACTATTGCGTCATGTACGGTAAGTATAGGTTTGTATTTTTTATTAATAGCTATCATTTGCTCACCTATAACTATTCTAGCTAACGCTTGAACTACATTCTCAACTATTGAACCACCCCAAACTGTAACTTTTCCTCGTCTTGACTTATAAACGAACTCACTGCGAGGTCCTGACACGTCTTTCTCAAGGTCGGGGTAGTACAGGTATAGCCCATTTGGTAGTTGTATACCCTCTTTAGTTACTTTTAGGACGTTGTGTTTACCTATATAGTATGGAGTTTTTCCATCTTGCCATGATGCTATGTCACTTATAGCTCTATCGCATTCTCCCCATAAGTCAATAACTTTGTGGTTAATCTCTCTATATACCCTCACTAAATTCTGACATTCCATATCAGGTAACTTAGCCCCTGGTGGCTGTGTTTCCAATGTGTGTTGCAGTTTCTTCCACCCTGTACCGTAACCTAATCCAAGTACGCAAGTCTTACCTACAAACCTTTCAATCTTGTTAGCTTTTGTAATTTTTCTGTTATATACCTTTGAAGCAAAGTTAGAATATACATCTTCTCCCTTTCTAAATTGCTCAGTAACATCTTCTTGACCTGCAAGCCACACCAAGATACGAGCCTCAATTTGAGATGAATCAACATTTAAAATTACATGATTATCAGGTGGAAGTATTCCATTTTTTAGCGCCCTCTTATTTGGATCTCTGCTTGGTAAGTTTTGAAAGTTAATTTTATCTTGACCAGACCATCTACCTGTATGAGCTCCATAGTATCTTAATGGTACAGGAAGAAGGCCTTTGTTCCGTGCACCAATGTCTAGAAATCTTTTAATTCGTGATTCTTCCATTGTTGACTTAGTACCAAGCCTTACAGAACATAGCTCTTGAATAAAGCTATCTTCATGCTCACAAAGTTCTATAAAACCTAAATCATTTTTAGCCAACGCATAAGTTTGTTCGCCTGTCGCAGGAGATTCTTTCATTGGTACTGTCATTCCAAATTCTTCTAGTAGTTCTGCAAACTGTTTATTACTAGCTAGCTTCTTACGTACATCTTCAGAAGTTTCACATTTAAGTTTATTCATTAGCCCCTCTAAAAGTTCTTTTTTCTCCCTTTCTACGTCTTCAAGTCGTGTGATTAATAGTCCATCATCTACTGTTAATGTAGGCTCAGTATACATCCGAGTTGTTATATCTATCAGTTGGAATTCTTCTAAAGGAAATGAAACGTTGAGCGCTGCGAAAAGTTTTGCTGTTAATTTTACATCGTTCTTACAATACTCTCCGTACTGATGTAGTTCATGTGATTGGAAATCTTCTAAACGTTTACCTTTAGCGTCCAGAACTTCTGTTCCTTTTACACCTAAGTTATATCTTTCAGATAATGCTTTAAGTGAACCCCCTGCATTTGTGCCATGTATTGCTCTAGCCATAGACAATGTATCAATATAGACTTTTGGAACTATTCCAAATATCCATGCAAGGATAGCGCCGTCGAAGTGTATGTTATGACATAACAATCCTGATTCTTTCCAATCAAAAGTATTTAATACTTCTTGTAACTCTTCGTGAGAACCTGTATGCCAAGTGCATGAACCATTATCAACTTTTATTGCAAAGCCTATTACTTGAAATTGAGGGTTCTTAATATATTCCTCAGTAGTAAGGGCTTTTAGTCCGTACCCTGTGTCATAGAATGTTTCAAAATCAAGCGTTATTATTTGTTTTATTTTTCCTCTCCCTTATACAAAATCCTTTTAAGTTCATTACTCCCATATCAGACTCAATAGAGCAATACCATTTACCCCCGTGATTAATCTTTGCGTCCTTACCACACTCGCAACAAACTGCGGGACCAACTCTGTTATCTTCTTTTATAATGGTCATAGCTTACTCGCATAATATTCATGTTCATTACGGCATATAGGAGAACACCATCTTCTCTTGTCACTCAAAGCTTTATCGCACCAAAGACACTTGCCTGACTCGTTCTCAGGTACTTCTGTATTAACAGATTTTAGCGTGGCTTCTAATTGTTTCTGAACCTCGTCGTTGGCATTATCAGCTTCATCACTCATACCATGTGTCCAATTCGCCACGGAGTTTTTTTCATTCTTTGTTTGCTAGTTATGGGTTCAGGGATAACAAAGCCATCTTCTTTAGCCCACCTTATTAAAACTGATAGCCCTACCCCTGCATAAGTTGCTACCTTGGTTCTAGGTGCGTCAGGTTTCCTCTGCATATAATCTTTGGCTCGGTTTATAATCTTTTCTTTTTCTTCTGTTGTGTAAGACATATTAGGCATTCCTTTTCCTTATTGTTTAATTAATTTACCACGCGAGAGTTAGCTTAGTAAGTACCTAAGATAACTGGTTTCAGTCTTCACAATTACCACCAACACAAAACTTACCATTAATTATTTCGTCAGCTATATCTACATTAGCATTTTCAATTTCTTTAGAGGCTGGTTTGTTTACTGACTCATTTATAAATTCTTCTAGCTTACTTGCGTACCATCTTAATTTACCAGCATCATTCGACTCGTCTTGTATAGAACCTTTCAATCCTATGCGTGTATTGTATTTCATTATTGTGCCTTTAAGATAACCTTTGTATTCTTCGTCAGTTAGTTTAGCACGAATAACTTTTATTGTTTCGATACCTTGTAAATAATGTGGAGGGTTTTCCACAACATCATTCATATCCATCTGAATTACCTCACTTTAATTTGTGTAACAACGACTCTAACATATGTATATTATGCTCGTCAATTATTATTGAGAATCCTTTTGCAGTTTGAATATCTTTGAGATGTTTCTTTTGAAGTGCAGTAGGTTTACCTCCGTTAGCTTTGCACTCTATACCAACGAATAGTCCTTTGTAACAAGCAATGATGTCAGGCACACCACTTGCACCATAACCACCTGTCGAGGGCATACAATGATATGCACCTAGCTTGTCTAATATGTTTTTTACTTTTACTTTAACTTTCTTTTCAGGTGTCATCTAATATAAGTAATGGTTAATTACCCATTCTTTAAATAAAAAAAGGGACTCATAACGAGTCCCCTTGAGAGATTTATAATGAGTAGAACTATTCTACATCATCTTTCTTCTCTTGTGCAACACCTACAACAAATAATGTTGCTCGTTCACAATCCTCATCTAAATTAAAATTAGAACAAACTTCATTCCAATCGTTTTTAAAGTCAGCCTTGTTGATAACAAACATACCCCCTGAGTTGTAAGGTTTCCAACTATTGTCTGCTAACGCTTTCTCTTGTGTCTTAGTTAGTTCAAATGTATTACTCATGTTCACTCTCCTCCTGTCTTTCTGCTCGAATGTCAGCGTCCATTACTTCCCATGTGTGGTCTTCACTAGCAATTCTTTTTGCTTGTGTTGTGCTTACTGCCATGACATCTATCGGCTCACAATACTGCGTGATATACACGCGATACGGCTTTGGTTTTAGTTTACTCATCTACACTCTCCTATTTCAGTTATTGTAATTTTGTAATTTGATGTTATTCCATACGCTTTATTGTCGTCATCTCTTAAAAGGTATATAACTCCATCTTCCTCTATACATGTTGAGAGCTGATAAGATTCTCTAATATTTGTCCCAATATCAGAATCCCTTTCCATTAAATAATCAAATACATCTAAAGTTGTAGCTTTTAAATCTCGGTTGTCTTTACTCATGTTTACTCTCCTTTAAATTAAGTGTTAATCCATCACATTGGCAATTACAATCACAACGAAACTCATGTCCATCTGAATTTAATCCTCTGCCATTATCAACATAACCCCCATGTTCAGATACATAATTTAATTGTTCATCATTACTCATAACTCCAAAACATTTTTCTTTACTCATGTTCACTCTCCTTTCTTGTTAGTTATAAAATCTTTAACATCTTCAATACAATGTAGTTCATGATTGTCAGGTCTAATATAATCTAGCACACCC